CACGATCACGGATGAGACAACTGGTGCAGCGGTCAACATCACTGGTGCTACGGTTGTTCTCAAGTTCCGTGCTGTTGGTGCGACTGAGCTCCAAGCCACTGTGCCCGGGTCTGTGACCAATGGCGCGGCTGGACAAGTCACGTTCTTTCCAGCCTCGGCCCCCACTATGCTTCAAGGCGAAGCAGGCGACTATGAGGGTGAGATTGAACGTGACTTGTCCAGCTGCGCCATTGGTCACAGACCCGGGCACAGTGGCTTGGAGCTCAGTCGCCCCAACAGCACGGAACTTGAGAACAACCGTAGCACCAGTGATGTTGACCGCTGCACCAGTTGTATCGTCCGTGATCGTGCACACCAGCGCGGGGCGGGTGTCACCTTGAACCAGTTTAATTTTGTCGCTCATGCCCACCTCTGGTATTCGACGTTGACAGCCGTACGGGTCAGGCCCTTGTACACGCGTGTGCGGACTTCAGCCAAGACGTCATTGAAACGCTTGGTGTACTCCATCGCGGTCTTTGGGTCGTAGTACGGTTGGTTTGGGGTGTTGTACAAGCGAGCCCGAGCGCCGAATGAAATCTGCTCAAGGAAGCGCTCAAACAACTCTGAATCGACAGTCGTCGACGCACGCTTTGGGGCGATAGCAGCACGAACCTTCAGCTTGTTCTGCTCAGTGGTGGTTGGCTTGGTGACCAGCACCATCTCATCCGCACGGGTACGGAAGTAATAGTAGGGGTTGCCTGACAAGTCTTGCCAGTTTGAGGTGCGATAAATCTGGTTCAACTGCTCTTGCGACTTGGGGATCAACAATTGATCGCCGTAGTACGCCTGCATGATCTCAACTACTTTGTAGTTGGTATCGTTGGCTTCGAGCCAGTATGTGCTCTCGTTCTTCTGCCCTGTCATGGCATCAAGGTTCTCTTGCAAGTAATGCGTCTCTTCGCAGAACTCAATGCATGCGTTGCGAATGGCCTGTACAGCCACGATCTCTGGTACGTCATGGACGTACGGCATGACCTCAGGCAAGAAGACTTCGTATGAAACGGCGGTCATTGTGAGGTACCTCGAGCAGCAGGATTACGTGGGCCAAGAGCCATGGATGGGTCATTGGTGACCTCAGACTCGGTCTTACCCTTAACCGCAGCAACAAACGATGCGGAGTACTGCGAAGCCAGCTGCAAGCCGGGCGCGTACTGAGCGTCTTTGCTACAAGCGCGATAGAGAATGTAGTCCACCAATGCAGATTGGAAGACGTCGAAAATTGGAATGACCTGTGTTTCAGAAGTCAAGTCGGCAGGCTGGGCTGAGTAGTTCAGTTCCACATACTGCGTACCCGTGTTGGGCGGGTAGACATAAAACGCCAACTGATCTTGGTTGGAGTAAATGTAGTTGCGGACCTCGGCCGTCGCCGTGTCTGTGTTCCAGTTGGGGTTGAAGCCGTCAAGAATCTCACGCGAGATAATGCGGATTGCCCGACCGGGTGTTGAGCCGTTGGTGCCCATGTTGCGATAGATAGCCAATAAGAGCCATCCGTCGTCCGGAATAGTTTGGCGGGTTCCGGCCACCAACTGCTTTGACACAGTGGTGGAGGAAGCGCTCGGCTGGATGGTCACGATTTGGCGCATACCGTCGTTGAGCCATGCAAGCAATTCGGCTCGCGTCCAACGGATGTTGGTCAAGTCGATTAGCTGAATCGTAGCTTTGTCGATGATGGTTTTTGCTGTTACCGTGCCCATGTTCGCCTTACGGTGTTACTGCCAATGCAGCGGTGATCGCGGGAACTTGAGTGCCTGCCCACAAACCTTGAACAACCAAGTTGTCCGAAGTAGCGGTACCTGCGTCAAGGCCAGCAATGCCTAAAGCTTGAGTGTAAGTGAAACCTGCGGAAACCAAGCCATCGATGTTGGCGGTGGTGTCTTCGGCGATTACAGCTTGAGCCTGAGGGAGAGATAAACCGCTGGCGATCAGATCGTCAATTACTGCCATGTCGTTCTCCTAGGGTTAATTAGAAAGCAGGGGCCGAAGCCCCTACCCAGCTCCTTGCGGAGATTAACCTGCGGCGACCAACAATGCCAAGCCTTTTGGCTGGGCAACTTGAGTACCGTACACGTTCAAGCCGCGCACCAGAGTACCGAAGTCGTTGGGGTTCTGCAAGCTCTCGACTTTGGCGATTTGCGAAGCGAAAGTGATGGCAGACTTGTGACCAGCCAAGATAGCGTGGCGCTTAACTGCGGAAGCAGAAGTTGCGTCAGTACCAGTGTTGGGGTTCATCCAAGTTTTGCCAGCAGCGCCGCGTGGAACCAAGTTCGACACGTACACAGTGAAGCGATCGATCATGCCGATCTTGCCGTTGCGCAGAACGCTAGAGGCGTCACCCATGAACTGGGCTTGGGCCAAGTTCGATTGCATCAAGATTTGACGCTCTGTGGGGGTGATAACCAACCAACGGTCTGTCTCAGGCACGTTGGCTTCGTCCAACACGCTTGACAAAGCAGTGATGCTAGACAAGATGTTAGAGGCAGTTAAAGTGACAGCGGCAACGTCGGTACCGAGGTTGTAGCCACCAGAGATCGCACCAGCGGTAGCGCCTTGGTTAGCTGCATCGCCTTGGTTGAAAGTCGAATACAACACGTCTTTGTCGATGTTGATCTTCATTTGCATAGCGGCGTCGTTGGTGAACATGTCCATCAACTTGGGCTTGGCTTGCAATTCCAACACGTTGTTCACGTTCACACCGAAGTACTTGCCCTTGTTAATCACCAATTGGATGGTGCTAGGAGCTGGAACTTCGTAAGCCAAGTTTTGGCCAACAGAGTAGCTGTTGATTGTGATCGATGGGATGGTGTTGATGATGACGGTGTCACCCATACCAGTGATGTCGCCTTGCCAGTCGGTGTTAGCGATTTCGCCAAACACGGTGGCTGCGTAGAACTTCTGAGCCAGCTTGCCAGACCAGAGAGCTGGAATGAACGAGCCAGAGTAGGCGGTGCCGGAATAGGCTACCTGACCACCGGGGGTGTTAAAACCACCGGAGTTAATGGGATACGCTGCTGCTGCGGTTACTGTAGACATGGAAATACTCCTGCTGTTAAAAAACGGTTTGGTTTACCGCCATGCCCACAGATGCTGCTTGTTAGCGTATGCGTCCTTCTTGGGTGGCGGCGTGGATATCTTTTTCAATCTGCACCGCTTCTGCCTCGTCGATGTACCCACGACGCCATTCAGAGTAAAACGAATCAATATCCTGTTGGGTATAGATACGCTTGTCCACGTTTGGATTCGTAGGAGCTGGCGACGTACGCGAGCGGGTCGGTGCTACTTGACGCTGAAGATCGGCACGGTTGCTCGACTGAGCTGGTGGCGTGACAGATTTCTTGTACTGGTTAAAGATCGTGGCGGTACGGGCTGCGTCCAGTGCTTCGTACGCGTTTGTGAGCGCGTATTGGCGGGGCATACCGTAAACGGGGTCCACTTCCGCTAACCAATTCAAGAAACCTTGGTCCACATTCAGGGCTTGCCAATCTGGTACTGCTGACGTCAGGGCGCTTTCATAGCGGTCTTTGTCAGACACTACTTGGCGCTCAGACACATTACCTAGCTTGCCCTTCAGTTCGGCGATCTCTGCGGTTAACCTTGCTTCAAGCTGACGGCTGCCCGCTAGCTTTGCTTCGGTTGCACGCTCGATCAAGTCGATCAAGTCGGAGCCAAATGCTTCTTTGTCTTGTTCAGTGATTAGAGACGGACTCGAGGCCGGAACAGATTGGGCTGGAGTTGCTTTAGCTGTAGCGAGGTCTGTGGTCAGTTGGCCAATCTGGCTGTTCATCTCACGGACTTGCGCGTACAGGCGCGGCACCTCTGCGTCAAACTTACCTTTCAGAGTGTGGTATTTTTGTTCCCACGTCTCTTCAGATACCGCTGGCTTCGGTTCTGGCTCTGGCGAAACATCCTGCGGTTGTGGCTCAGGGGCGGGTTGAGGATTTACGATTGGTTCACCAGTATCCGGGTTAACAGGCTGGGTTCCGTTTAGCTGCGCGACAAGCGCGTCAGCATCTTCAACTTGCTGTTGAACAACACGATGCAATGACAGTTCTATCTCCTTCGCTCCGACTAGACTGGAGTGC